TATTTACCAAACTCACAATATCCAATATTATACTTAATAATATCTTCTTTAGTAATACCTCGTTTCTTTAAATAGTGAGAAGCATGTTTAGTAGATAAATTATCAGGTGGATTAATCAATGATATGAATTCTTCTGGTAGTGATATTTTCTTATTTTCAACTACTATTTTAGTATCAGTGGAGGCTGATTTGATTAATAATCGAAGTTCATTTACTTTATCAGATTCAGCTTCAATTTTTTTAAATAAGGTAATTAATTTTTTACCTTTAAACCCACATACCCAACATTGATATGATTGAAAATGAGGTGATGTTTCTTCTAAATTAACTTCTAATTTAAGTTTATGATGCTTACATTCAGGACAATGGTATGCTCTATTTCCTTTAGATGTTGGTTTACCTCTACCTAATACAGAATCTATTAAATACACTAAAGCATTGTCAGCCATAACTTAATTATAATAATAATATTTTGAAAGGCCTAACTTTAGGTTGTAAAATCTTTTTTATAATAATGTCCTAAAATTGTATCATTATAACTATCTATTAATAATACATCAAGTTTTATTTGATACGCAGCTTCCCAATATGTTAAAAGTTTCTTACTAGAACATATCATAAGTATTTCTCTTATAAATTTATCTTTACCTATTGTTTTAATTTCTTCAAGTAATGATTTATTACTACCCCAATAATTTATCCAATCAGATTCTTTAATTACTAATTTTTTAGATGGAGTTCTACCACGCTGTGTTGGTAATGCTGATTTTTCTTTTTTACCTAATTTAATATTAGTTTTAGACATTAGTTGTTTTTTACCAATATAAAACTTTCCAGTTTCTTTATTAGTAATCTTATAAATAAAACCAAATGTGTTTTCGGGAAAATCTTCTATTTTTTCTATAACCTTATCTTTGTATAACCACATTATCTATCTATGTTAATCAATATTGTTGTATCTGTTGTTGGTGAAGTTGGTACTGGTTGTGATAGTTTACCTACAGCTAATAGATTCTGCTGTTCATCATATAAACCTACTGTAGTAATATAAGGTGAGAAATATGATTCTGTCACAAATCCATAAACTGTATCTTCTGTACTTCCTGATATAGCACTTGGGTTGAGTGTAAAGTTAAATTCATTTTCTCTAATAGTACATTTATATTGGGTTTCATAAATTGTATATGAACTAGAGAACGAACATGTTACATTAGATGAAGTAATAAAATTTAACAATTCATCAGCAAAAGTAGCTCCACCACCATAAATTCCAGAACCATATAACGCGGTTCCATATATGGATCCACTAATATCATATGACTGAGAATTTCCTGTTATAACAATTAAGCCATGAGGATAAAATATATTTCCTACAATATTATTGTTAAATAAAACATTTCCTTCTCCATCATCAGTTAAACTACCACTATCTGTGGTAAATTTAAAAGAGGTAGGTTGAATATAATCACCAAATAAACGGACTGGAATAGATATGACTCCAACTATATTATTTGATGCTGTAGGGAAAAATTTAGGATAGGTTAATGTAGTTTGAGGATAAGTATAGTAGGCTTGATTTGAAGCAGATCCTATTAATCTATCTCCTTCAGTATCAAACCCAGGAATTAAAATAGGTCTACTAACAGGATCTCCATAACTAGAACTTAGATATAAAGCATAATAAAGTTCTTTAACAGAGTCATATACTAGTCTTTGATATTGAATACCTAATAACCCAGTTGTAGGTTCAATATTAGGTTCAAATAAAGAGCTAGTTAGATTTTTCCCTAAAAGTCTGTCAATACCAACATCTGAATAGTTGAGAGTTATAGTAGCATTTGGGTTGCCAGTTACATTTATACCTTGGAATGTAAATCCCTTGTTAACTTCAAATGGAGTAACAATTATGTCTGAGGCTAGAAATTGTTTGTAAGCACCCATTCATCTTAGAAATCTAACTTAACTCTAACTAATGCTTCTTTTGTGAAGTCTTTTAATAAAGGTCTTAATAATTTAGCTACTGCTAATAATTCATTATTATCATTATATAATCCAATAGTGGTAGGGAATGTTTGTGGGTTATTGATAAAGTTGTTATAAATAACTTCACCTGTACTTCCTGAGATAAAGCTTGGATTTTCTGAGTAGTTAAATTCAGCGTTTCTAGCTCTAACAAATATATAATCTGATGAAATTGTTTCTTGACTATTTAATTGGAAATTTCCTCCTAAATTAATAGAATTGTAAATTGCTCTATAATTTAAACCATCAGAGTTATTTGAGCGACTAGCGTCTACTTGAATTGAAGCAGAAATAGCTTTTGGGTTTAATAAAATAGTTCCAATATCTGGTAATAACCAACCATATGATCCTGAAGCTGCACTATATCCATTTGAATTAACTCCTGTAAATACATTTCCTGCTGCTCCACTCACAATTTGGAAAACACGGCCTGCATCATTGAAAGTTACAGTAGATACAATTTGACTATTGTCTGTTAATGATAATAAACCACCACTTCCTGATAGGTATAAAGTTAATGAACCTGGAAATAAAGTTTCTTTATAGCGAGTTCTATCAACTGATATAGCCCAGAATTCTGAGGATGTAATATTTCCAAAAACAAAATCTGTGTTTTCATCTCCTAAAACTAAGTTTTGATATTGACCATAAGTTGTCATTGTAGGAGAAACATATGGAACTGCATTGTTGTAGTAAGAACTTCCACTACCTAAAGTATTACCATAAGTAACAGCAAATTGAACTGCTGCTGAGGTATCTGTAGAGGCGGTTTGATATATATTTAAATAAAAATCACCAGAAGAACCAGCTTCTTGAACTGATGAAGTATAAAAGTCTGTTAAAGCAACAGTACCACCAGACCATAATGTGGCTGTGATGGAGTCTGAGCTTATTACAAAATCTTCAGGATCTAAACGTTTAAATGACATGTTTTATATTTTTATGATATTTTTGTTACAGTTACAGGGATTGTTAAACGAGCGCCACTATCTCTACCTTCAACCATTAATGTAGCTTGCAATTGAGTGTTTGAACCAAATAATGTGTTAACAGTAGTTGCTCTTAAGTTTAATGTTGTACCAACAACTGTTTTAGAAACACTTGTACCTAAGGTAGTTGTAGTATTTAAAGCTTGAGCAGATGGAGTATTAATACCTACACCCTCAAATATATTAAATAAGCGAACATCTGAAATGGTAAATGTATATCCAGCTGTTTCATAAGTATTGCCACCAAAATAATTTAATGTTTGAGGTGTGATTGCTAATGAAGCTCCTTGTTTAATAACAATAGCAGTATATCCAAGATCAAGAATAGGCATTTTAGCTGTACCTCTAGGAAGAGTAGTAAGCTTATATTTCATGATTTGGGTTTCCAAAGGAAATGCTTCTAATAGAGGCATATTCACAATTGCTTCTCCATAATAAGCAGATCCTGAAGGATGATCAGGATTATATAAAGTATAGTTAACTTCATCATCAGCTAAAGCAAATTGAGTGATTCTAAATGAACCATCATTTTGTGCTAATAATTGTCTTCCTTTAGTTGTTAAGATAGCGTCTACTGTAATTACACTATTATTTAGGTATCCCATTGTATGTTGATATTTTTGTTATAAATATTATTAAATTAACTTATTAAACCTTTTTCTTTAAGATCTTTAATTATCCTATCAAAATTAGCTTGTAATTCATTAGTGGTATATTGGGGTAATATGAATCCACTACCACCTTGATATGAGGCTAAATTAGTATCTAATGTAATAAAATTAGGATTAGGATCAAATCTTCTTATTAAGAATGAGTTAAGATTTGTTCCATCTACTATATTTCTATCTAAAACAAGATTAAAAGGTATACTATGAAATTGAGCATTGACATCAATAATTGTGTATACTTGATTTTCATCTCCTTCAAATCTTATTTGATCTCCAACTTTAAGACTAAATGGTAAAAATGAAAAATATCCTGATCCAGAAGCTGGTGAGTATTGTGTTAAAGGTTGTTGTTGATTATAAATTAATGGTGTAAATTGTGATCCTGTTAATATATTTTTAGAAGAAGAACCTGTGGTGAAGTATTCTTGTCCTGATCCAGATGTGGCTTGAGCATTAGCTGTTGGGACGTTTTGGATTACACTTAATGTAGTTCCTCCGGATCCTCCTATAGTTAAACTACCAGGAATCCAGCTATAGACTCTACATCTGTATAAATTTCCTTGTGTTGGAACAACATAATTTGAAGTAACAGTATATGTTAGAGATTGATTATCATTTATTGGGAAATTATCTCCTCCTATTACATTCCAATTAGTTCCACTATCAGTTGATACTTCTAAAACTACATATACTTGGCTTGAATTGTTGGCCATAGAATTATTATCAGTAAAATATAATTTCAATATAGCTTGAATAGCTACAAGAGTCAAATTAGTAGTAGTATTTACTTGTATCCAATTATTATTAGTTCCATTTTGAGCTATAGTGATAGGTAGAGAACCTATATTAGTATTTAAATCTAATTCAATCCAATTACCAGGACCTATAACTTGTGCGTTAGTAGAAAATGAAGAAACATAATCTGGGGGAGAAGTGGTTGGGTTATAAAAAGATATAGTAGGATATGGTGTTATATCACTACCAGTTTGAGAAGCTAAAATAGGCATAGGAATTGCTCCTCCGGCAATAATAGGG